GTCTTAGATGCTGCGAAAAACATTACAGGTATTACACAAGCAAATCCCGGCGTTGTCACAATTGCCGGACATGGTCTGAGCAACGGTGATGAAATATTCGTATCGTCTGTTGGCGGTATGACAGAGCTTAACACAAGAAACTATCGCCTCGCTAATGTAACAACTGACACATTTACGCTGACAGATTTGTTTGGCGCTGCTATCGATACAACTAATTTTTCGGCATACACATCCGGCGGCACGGCTGAGGAAATATTTAATATAGCTACGCCGTACCCAGAAGCAGTGTTGGCAGATCTAAGATTTGTGCAATCTGCCGACACAATGTTTATCGTGCATCCATCGCATGAGCCAAGAAAGCTTACCCGGACTGATCATACAGCGTGGACATTTAGCACTATCACTTTTGTTGATGGGCCTTACCTTGATGTTAACACAACAACAACAACGCTGAATCCAAATGCAAACAGCGGTACTGGCGTTGCGCTTGTAGCATCAACTAATCTTTTCGCTGCTACTGATGTGGGGCGGCTGGTCAGTTTGCCGGGCGGCAATGCGACTATCACGGCATTTACAGACGCGCAAAATGTAACTGTCACAATAAATGACACGCTGTCAGCAACCACAGCGACAACAAACTGGGCGCTTGGCGCGTTCTCTAACACAACAGGCTTTCCATCTGTTGTAACATTTTTTGAGCAAAGGCTGATTTTTGCAGCAACGACAAACGAGCCGCAAAGCTTGTTCATGTCGAAGTCTGGTGATTTTGAAAACTTTACAGCCGGTACGGCTGACGATAGCGCAATCATATTTCAGATTGCATCAAACCGCGTCAACAGCATTAGGTATTTAGCCGCAACAAGGGTTCTGACCATTGGCACCAGCGGCGGCGAATATGTGCTATCGACAACGAATGATGGCCCAATCACGCCGACAAACGCACAGATTCGTAAATACAGCAACTATGGCACGGCAAATGTCGAGCCAGTGCAAGTTGCTGATGTCACCCTGTTCTTGCAACGAGCCAAGCGCAAATTTCGTGAATTTAAATATGCTGGCGAAATCAACGCCAGCGGCTATGCAGCGGCTGATATGTCGATATTATCTGAGCATATCACGCTTGGTGGCATAGTAGATGTTGCTTATCAGCAAGAGCCTGACAGCATTGTTTGGCTAATACGAGCTGATGGGCAGTTGCTTGGCATGACATATCGCCGGGAAGAAGAAGTGGTTGCGTGGCACCAGCATAAGATTGGCGGCACTTACACCGGCACACATGGGTCACTGGCATCTGCAACCTATGATTATGGCATGGTTGAGAGCATCGCTGTTCTGCCGACAGAAGTGTCAGAAGACGAACTGTATATGATTGTAAAGCGCACTATTGGCGGCGTGACCAAGCGATACCTTGAGCGAATGAAGCCGTTCGATTTTGGCACAGATGCGACAACAGCGTTTTTTGTAGACAGTGGGTTGTCATACTCTGGCAGCTCAACGACTAGCCTGACCGGGTTGCACCATCTCGCCGGGCAAACGGTCAGCATATTAAACAACGGTGCAACACACCCTGACGCTACTGTGGCGGCTGGTGGTGTAACCGTGTCACCGGCAACGACAAAAGCGGCTGTTGGTTTAAACTATACAAGCAGATTAAAAACACTACGCCTTGAGGCTGGTAGCTCAGATGGCACAAGCCAAGGCAAAATTAAACGCATACATGAAATAACTTTGCGTTTGCATAAAACGCTGGGTGTCGAGGTTGGCAGCGATGTGACTGATGTTGACCGCATACCATTTAGAGACAGCTCTATGGCTATGGGTTCCGCTGTTTCGTTGTTTACTGGCGATAAAGAGATTGAGTTTCGCGGCGGCTTTGAGGAAGACGATCAAATAGTTATCCAACAGACACAGCCATTGCCGTTGACTGTTTTGGCAATTTATCCACGCATGAACACATTCGATAGTTGAGGTAAGTAATGAGCTGGTGGCAAGTAGCATCAATTGGCCTTGGTATTTACGGCGCATATCAAAACAAAAAAGCCGGTGACAATGCGGCTGCGTTTGCTAGAGCAATCGGTGAAGAAAACGCCAAAATCATTGAGCGCGATATCGATATTGCGGATCGTCAAATTGAAATATTGCAGCGCAATCTTAATGTATCAAATCGCCGCAAAACATCACTATTTGAAGAATTTCAAGGGCGTGGCAGATCAATATACGGTGGCGGCGGCATTGAGCTTAGCCGAGGTGCGCCGGTATCGGTGGCATTGCGATCCGCTGCTGAATTTGAATATGAGCTAGAAGTCGATGCATACAACACATCCATCGCTATTTTAGAGCAAGAAGACCGCAAGGTTGAAACAGCTATGCGCGCCAAGGTCAGCCGCATGGGTGGTCAAGCGCAAGCATCAGCCTACAAAGCCCAAGGCACAACTGCGCTAATAACTGGTGTTGGCGCTGGTATTGGACAGGCTGGTGACTACAATATGTTCACAAAATCTTATTGGCAAAACTTTTATACCTGATGGAGTTGCTTGATGCCTAAAGTGCCGGTTTACGCCAGCCAAGCTGCACCAACTACCGATACCGGGATGGTCAGCTACACGCGCGCTCAAAAAGACAGCCGCCCATTTATACAAGCGGCGCTTGCTGAAGGCGAGATGGCTGGCACAGCCGCATCACTAATATCAAACTTTATTGATAGCCGAATTAGATCAGAAGGGGATCTGCAAGCTGATACGGCGCTTGCCGGGGCTGATGCTGCACTTGAAGGTGAGGTTAGTAGACTAAAGCGATCAAGGAATCCAGCCGATGTGTTTGGCGCTGATTTAACTAATGACGATAGTTGGTTTGGCGCTGTGGAAGATGTGCGAACAAGCGCTTCTCAGGGTTTGAGTTCATATGCGCGAAAACAATTCAATACAAAGTTTGCCGCAAAAGCAGCGCAACACCGGGCAAAGCTGAGAACTGCAATTGATGAGCGAGTAGTCAACGCGCAAATAGCATTGCATGACACTAACAGCGCTAACTTGATTATGGCGTTTTCAAACATAAACAACACTGATGCCTATTCTAACGGCGAAGAAATGTTGCGTAGTTTTAAAAATGCAATAGCAGAACACACAAACAATGGATTGAAACTTGTCTATGAGGGCAAGTTGCAAATAGATCAACAGCAAGCAGATTTGTTGAAAATCGCAAAAGAGGTTGCAGAAAACTCTTTGACGCTATTTTTGAACGAACAGCCAAATGCTTTGGTAGCGTATGAAATGCTTACCTCTGGTGACCCGGAAGAGGCTGAGCTGCTGTCGCAAAAGCACCCCAACGGTGAATTTGCTATGCATATGCTAAAAATTCTTAAAAAGCAAAATCCTGCCGAGCATATAGCGCTGCTTGATGCTTTAGAAAAACGCGCGTTCCAAGAATATGACAACAGCAAAAAACGCGAAAAAGATGAACTTGATACAATCAAGCGCGGTAACCAAAAACTAATTAATGAAATTTTTGAGCCTGACACTAGTGATGAACAAATAAAAGCAAACCTCAGAATATTACGCGATCAAAATTTTATTACGCCATCCATGCAAAATTTAATCGCAAAACTTGAAACTAGTATGTCAGCTAACGCTGTTTTCCGCACACAAGAAAAGGGTGACAATGAGGCTGTCTTACAAGCCTTAGATGGTCTAGTGCCTTTTGGCGCTCTCACATACGACATTTTAGCAGAAAATGCAGACGAATTGACACAAGAAACATTTCGCTCGTTAATGAACGATGTCGGCACAATACGAAAAGACAAATGGTCAGAAATAGAAAAAGGGTTTCGCTACGAGTTTGGCTATGCTGAAGAGCAAGGCAATGACATCGAAGAGTATGAACAGCAAGCCAAGCAATCATATCAGCAAGCGCGGCGATTGTGGCGAAGGTTCAAGCTTGAAAATCCAAGAGCCAGTGCTATCGACATGCAAAATGAATACACAAGGATTGTCGAGGCAGAACGCGAGAAACTTGATCAAGTCATAAAGATAGAGCTGCGAAACACACTAAAGCTGCTTGAAGAGAACGGCACCTATACTGACCCACAAACGCAAGTGCAAACAAGATTAACATTTCCGAGAAATGCAGACGGCACTTTCGATTTAGGTCAGGTGTTAAACACACTATCTAATCACATAGAGACAACAGGCCAATCCTTGTTGGCCTTAGATTTAGATATGGTGCGTTATTATCTTGATATGATGGAAGGTCGCTGATGGAGCAACCAACAAAGTTTGCCACACCGGCTGAAGAAGCTGTGACTATGGATAACCAAGGACGCATGCGCGTCACAATGGATCCAGTGTCAGAAACTGATGCAGATCTTTTTCGCGCTGGCCCAGAGACAAGAGAACCCGGCACAGCGCCAGTTGAAGCAAAACCAAATCAACGCATGCCAAGCCTAGCGCATCCTTTTGTGACATTGGCAGAAGATGCGATTGATGCTGATGCTGAGTACGGCAAGTATCTGCTTGCATCTCAACTACGCTCTATTGGTGTTGAGCCATTTCCTGAGCCAACACAGTCACCAGATGACATGATGCTTGCCGGGCCAAGCGGCGAAGCACAATCAGATGGGCGGTCAATATCAGGCCAAGTCGGTCAAGCTATTTTTAAAGGTCTTGATCAAGGTGGCCGGGAGCTGATGGATTCATTTGCGTTTCTGGCTGGCGCACCAGTTGAGGCGGCAAAAAATGTAATGAATGTTGGTTTAGAAGCTGTTGGCATGGAGCCAATCAAAAATGCATTTGGTGATATAGACAGCATGCGAACCGTAGTTGGCGCTTACCAAAACGCTGTCGATGAGGCGATCCCGGTGCCAGAATCTGTGCGTGATTGGGCTAGCCAACCATATGACAATGAAATACTTGGCGGTCTTGTTGAAGGCATCACACAATTCGGCGTAGCAGCCGTTCCAGCGGCCAAACTTGTAAAAGCTATGACAACCTACAATGCAGCCGCTAGAGGCTTTGTGTGGGGCGCTATCGCCGATTTCACTGCATTCAATCCTGATGATCCGACACTAGCCAATGGCATTATAAATCACTTGCAATCATTACCGCCGGGAGAGCAAATGCCGGTGTTGCAGTCATTCTTGTCTGTTATGGCAAAACATGAGACTGACAGTGAACTAGTCAAGCGCGCCAGAATGGCCTATGAGGGCGCTGCAATTGGCGTTGCAATTGAACTCATTGCCAAAGGCGCAATTAAAGTTGCGAACAAAATACCATTTCAACAAATAGCTGATGCAAGCAAGCGCGCCATAGGCCGGGCTGGTGACGCGGCTGATGCTAGGATAGCTGAGCGCGAGGCTGATACTGGCGTAACGCTTGGAGCTGGCGTTGACCCTATGCCAGCCGTTGATGCTGCAATATCAAAAACTAGAGATTTAATTTTGCCAAAAAGCGAGATCACTGCCCTTAATATGGCACCTGATACAGCAAGAGCGCATAAAACACCGCCACAATTGTTAGTAATGGGCAACGGCGAAAAAGCCACCACCCCAGTTACACAAGCGTATAACGCTAACAACAAAACAGCAAATTTTAACAATATTGATCAAATAAGTGCGGCACATCCGCAAGCTCTCGCAAGCGCAGACAATTGGCTTGCAATGCAACAAGAAGCAATGGGGGGTCAATTTCTTCCGCATCCCCCAATGCAAGCAATTAGATACGCGCAAGATGTGGAATTGATGGCTGCAAAATTAAGAAAACTTACACCAGAATTAAAAGCTGGTGTAGATGAGGGATTTGCGTATGTGCAGCAAATAGCAGACATTTATAACAGTGGCTCATCTGATCCTAAGATGACAGCAGATTTGTTTGTATGGGGAATTTTGTCTCGCGGAGCTGGCCCGACACAACAAGAAGCAGCATTTTTAGATATTATGGAAGCAGCGCAGCCGATGATGGCAAAAGTTGTTGATGGCACTTTTAACGCAACTGATGCCGCTAATTGGTCTGCAAACATGAAAAAATCGTTGCCAGAAGGGTCACCGGGCAAACAGGTGACAATGAATGTCAATGCTGCTGGTGCATTGTTGCGTGAGCTGGCAAAAGTGCCAGATGGATCAAATCAAACTGTCCTACAAACATTACATGGTATGTTAGAAGATCCTAATGTATCTGCAAAAGCTATTCGGCGTAAATTTATGGAGCTTACAGATAGCGCTGGTATAGACAACAAAGTTGTAAGCTTTGTTTTGCTCGTTGCTGGTCGAACTGATGTCTTGGTTATGGATAGAATACAAGGGCGGCATCTGTGGGATGATGGCCGGTTCGATGGCTTCAACATTTACGATGGATATTACAAAGAAGGCACAACAGTTCAAGAAGGGCTGCAAGGTATATTTAGAGGGCCGCGTGGTGTGCTTGTCACTGAGATGTTAGAAGATGGCATGCGCCCAAATGTGCAACGCGCTTATGATCTAGTCGGACGATCAGAAGATGCTAGCTTAGGCAGATTCCATTGGGAAACATGGGTGATTGAAGGTGAGCAAGTCGTCAGTCATAGCACACTTGATAGTATTGCTAGAAATGATCCAGTTGGTGGCCGCGTAACAGAAGGCAAAACAGACGAATTTGCATCTGGGTTGACCTACATCAGAGGCAGGGAAGGGCCAGTTCAAGAGTATCCACTAAGCGATGGTGAAAAAATTTATATGGATCCAGTGCAAACTAAAAAGTTTTTGAAGTTTATTAAAGATCCAAAAGCTGGTATAGTGCCAAGAGATTTTAAAGTAACAGCCAGAGCGGATATACCTTGGTATGAAAGACCAGAAGTCAACAGAGAAGCCCTCGACAAAGCAGCAAGAGAATTTGCAAACGCAACCGAAGACGGCAGAATTTTATCAAGCGCTGAGGGGTCTTAACAAAGTTACAACGCCATTAGATGAAGCGTTAGAAAACAAAGCAGAATAATTAATCTTCACGAATGCATCTAAATCGTGTAGGGTTTTAATAACATGGGCGCAACAGCGCCCTTTTTTTATGGGTACAATTCATGTCAATTCAGATGCCGCCATCTGAGCAAGAGCAATTAGCTCAGCTCAACGAAAGAGCTATGCGCGATGTAGCAACCGGCGGTGTTACTGAAATGGCAACAGATCCGGCTATGCAAGTAGCTGGCAAAATACCACAAGCTGCATTAGACGCGCTTTTAAGTGTGTTTACTGGCAAAAGCACAAGACGGCCAACTGGCGAGATTGGTGACAAACCTCGCGTATTAGCTGAGGGCAACATTGAAAGCCCGGATATAAATTATAAAAAGACACAGACTGAAGCGGCAAAAAAAACTTTGTCAGAAGAAGGTTTGGCAAAATTCCAAGCGCAAGGCAACCAAGCATCTGACCTTAGTCCGGCTGGGCAACGGCAAGCTGCTGCTTTGGCTGATGCAGACGAAGCACTAGAGGCATCAGCAGAGGATCAGTTGCAACAAACCGTAACAGCAGCTCAGCGCGGTGTGACGGCAGATAAACAAGGTTTTAGATTAACTGATGATTCCTCTGGCTTGGCAAGTGAAAGCCAAGCTGCTGAGGTGCTTGAGAATGTAAGCCTTGGCACAAGTTATTTAAAAAGTATTAAAGACGGTGCGCCGTTCAACTGGGATAATCTCAAAACGCCAGACGATGTAAAAACCTTGATCAATGCAGTTTCTGAGAGTTTGCCTGATCAACAGCAAGCGGCAACTAGAGGCGTTGTGTCCAATGAAGAAACTATTGACGCTGCTATTGGTCAGCTCAGTGACACTATCGGCGTTACGCGCAACATACTGAAAAGACAAGTTGGCACATCGTTCAAAAATGCGGCTGATGCTACGGCTGCAAGAATGTTGCTTGTTGATAGCGCTACAAAGCTTGAAGAGCTGGCAACGCGCGTGGCGCAAGGTGACGCAACCAATCGTGACATGTTGCAGTTTCGCCGTCAGCTAGCAATCCATAATGGTATCCAATTACAAATAAAGGGCGCGCAAACAGAAGCTGCCCGGATATTGCAATCTTTCAATATCCCGGTGTCTGAGGGCATGAGTAAAGAAGCCAGCGCTCTCATAAATGCAGATGTCATAGAAATATCTGGTGGTGCAAAAACTATGGAGCAAGCTGCTAAAGGTTTGCTGCTAGCAAAGAAAAATGGCGGCGATGCTGCATTTAATGAAGCTGCCCAAAAAGGCATAATGAGCAAATTCAAAAATGGTGTCGAACATTTATACATCAACGGTTTGCTGTCAGGCCCGAAAACACAATTTAAAAATGTTTTTGGCAACTTTTTGTTCATGGCGATGCAAGTGCCAGAGGAATTTATCGCTGGTATCTATGGCACTGGTGAGCGCGCAATCATGCGCGCTGCTGGCAAAGAAATTGACTACACAAAACAAGTTTACATGAGCGATGTTGCACATCGTTTCACTGGCTATTCAGCTTCTTTTGTTGATGCGATGAGGGCTGCAAGAGAGGCTTTTGTAACCGGCCAAGCTGGAGATGCTGTAAATAAAGCTGAGTTCAACACATATCGAACTGGCAATATTGGCGCTGTTACTGGGGGAAGATCGACTGCCGTAGACAATGTGTTCGCAAATGCAATGATTTATTTGCACAATGTAACCGGCATACCGACACGCTTGCTACTAGCTGGCGATGATTTTTACAAAGTTTTGTCTCAAAACGGTGAGCTGCATGCGATAGCAAACCGGCAGAGAAAAGCAGCGCTTGCTGCTGGCATGACTGCAAAACAAGCTAGAGACGAAGCGAACATGGTCATTGTCAGCCCACGGCAGTTCGCTGAGGAGCTAGATGTAAAAAGCAGATATGACACGCTGATGTCCGATACCGGCGCAATCGGTCAGGCTGCAAGCAATTTTCAAAATACTTGGTACGGCAGATATATATTGCCATTCGCAACTGCGCCAACAAATGACATAATAAGAACTTTTGAGCGCACACCACTGGGTCTTTTGCACAAAGAAATGATTGGCAAAGACGCTGGTAAACGACAGATACGCATGGCAAGAATGGCGTTTACTGGCGTACTTATGTCACAAGTAGCTATGTTTGCTGGCATGGGTCATATCACTGGTGGCATTCCGCAAGCGCAATCAGGCTTTAGAGACAAAAGAAAAGTAGAAAAATTGCCACCGGGCTGGCAACCATACTCGTTTGTTTTTAGAGGTGATAATTTTCCGACTGATGAAGACGGTGAGCCGCTACCTCTTTTCGATGATTTTGGCGCACCGAATGGCCCATTAAATTATGTTAGTTACGCTGGTCTTGGCCCTTTAACAAGCGTTATTGGCATCACAGCCGCTGCTATGCAGCATAAAGCTTTAGCAACATCTGCTGAAGAACGACAGTATGTCGATTACGGCGCTGTCTTAGCTGCCATGGGATATTTTAGAGAGTTACCATTTTTAAAAGGCATGGCTGATGTTTTGTCGTCTTTGACGAAAGGCGATCCAAATTATTTAACATCAGGGCCAATGGGGTCAATGAACCTCGTGCCGGGTGTGCCAAACCCAGCATCAGCGCTTACAAGAACTATAGAGCGCATTGGTGATAATACGGTTACAAAAGCTGGTGCAGATTTTGAAATATACACTATTGATGAGGTGCGTACATTAACTGACCAGAAAGTTTTGAAACCAAACCAAGATGGTAGCTATCCATTTGATTTGGTTGGTATGCCTAAAACAGAGGCTAGCCTTAAATTTGCAGAATTGATGAGCAACTGGCGTTATCAAGCTATTGCAACAAATCCATTTGTAGATGACCCAAACGCTGAAATACCGCGATACGATACGCTTGGCAGACTTGTTACCGATGGCCCAAGTTATGATGAAGCGCCAATGTTGCGTCTTTATAATGCTTTTTCACCAATCACTATTGGTTCATCAGCAGAGCAACCCGACTATGTGAAAGAGCTGATACGGCTTGATTGGCCTATCCCACAAGCGCCAAAGGAATACAAAGGTGTTGCCCTTACACCATTGCAACAAAGCAATTTTGTCTGGCTTGCTAAAGGCAACAAAGATGATATGCCGATGAATCTTGAAGGCTTAGATAAAAACCCTGTCAGGGTCAAAATGCCGGGCATGGGTTTTGTGACATATAACCAAGCCTTAGAAGCGCTGATGCGGCCAACTAATCCAAGGTATCGCAAGGCAAATAACAAAGAAAAACGCTTATTGATTAGATCTCTCAACGATAAATTTTTTGAGGCGGCATGGCCTCGCCTGATGAGTATACCTGAAAATGACAGATTGCCACGCGCAGCGAGGGCTATACAGATGCTTAAAGATAGGGGTATGAGATGACAGTATCTAGCACCACTACCAAAGCCAGCTTGTCGGCAAATGGAACCGCGCACAGTTTTGCGTATGGTTTCAAGATTTTTGCTGACACTGATCTTTTGGTCATCATTAGATCTGCAACCGGCACAGAAACGACAAAGACACTCAACACGCATTATGTCGTTACCGGGGCTGGCAGCGACAGCGGCGGTAATGTTCTATTCAAATTCAACACTGGCAACGCATCAGACGCGCATTTCAGCAATACAGATCAGCGCCCGGCAAACGGTGAAACAGTTGTCATCAAGCGCGTACTGACGCTCACACAAGGCACCGATTATGTGGCGAATGACCCATTTCCAGCAGAAAGCCACGAAACTGCGCTAGATCGTCTGACCTTTATCACACAGCAACAGCAAGAACAGCTTGATCGTACATTTAAGGTATCACAAACCAACACTATCGCTACGGCTGAATTTACCGCTGATGCTACCAGCCGGGCAAATAAAGTGCTTGGCTTTGATGGCAGCGGCAACCTGATTGCGTCACAGGAATTGGGTGTATTCAAAGGCACAGATGCAACTGTGACTACTAGCGCCTATGATGCAAGAGATCTAGTCAAGTCCACAACTACAGCGCAGCTCAACAATGTTTATATCGCGCTACAAGCCTCACCAGTAGGCACTAGCCTCACAGACACTACATACTGGGCGTTGATCGTAGACGCTGTCACAGCGGCTCAAGCAGCGACTAATGCGGCGGCAAGTGCTACCACAGCAGAGGGTCATAAAGACACAGCGACAACAAAAGCTAGTGAAGCATCCGCATCAGCTACAAAGGCAGAAAACTATGCTGTCAAAGTTGATGGCGCGGTTCCATCGACATCTGATTATTCTTCTAAAGCTTGGGCCGTTGGCGGCACTGGTGTAACTGACGCGGCTGGCGCTGGTGCAGCAAAACAATGGGCTGTTGACCAAACTGCTGATGGTGTGGACGGTACTGAGTTTAGTGCCAAAGAATACGCTATCGGTGTGCAGCAATCTGTCGGGTCTGCAAAGCAATGGGCAATTGGTGGCGGTGGATCGTTTGCTACAAATACACCAGTTGCTGGCGGTGTTTTCTCAGCAAAATATTATGCAGAGCAGGCTGCTGCAAGTGTAGATAGTTTTGATGATGTTTACCTTGGGGCAAAATCATCTGATCCAACAGTTGATAATGATGGCGATGCGCTTAATGCTGGAGATTTATATTACAGTACAACCAGCACAATTTTGAGAGTTTATAACGGCAGCGCGTGGGAAGATGCTGTCGTTAGCACAAGTGGTTTTGCAACGGCTGGCTTCAGCATAGCCATGAGTATTGCGTTATAAAGGAGTAGATCATGGCGCAGAATTTTAGAAGATATACACTTAACGCAGTAGGCACAGCGGCTGCGGATATACCAGACGGTGCCAACTTTGACAGCTTTGATACGATTGTCGGCATTCATCTAGCAAATGTTACAGTCAACGCAGTCACTGTTGAGGTGTACATTAACGATGGAACCAACGATATCCATCTTATCAAAGATGCACCTATTGCAGCTGGTGGTGCGTTACAAGTTTTAGATGGTGGAGCAAAAGTTGTCGTGCAAAACGGTGACAGGATGTATGTCAAATCATCTGTAAATAGCAGCGTGGATGTTTGGGTCAGCGCGGTAGATGCAATCAGTACATAGGTGAGTTATGCCATATATAGGTAATCAAGGATCAATAGCTGGCTTTGTAAATCAGCCCAGCAAACAGGATTTGACTGGTGCTAGTGGTGCTACATTAACTCTTACCCATGCTGTTAGTAGCGCAGAAGATATTTCATTATTTATAAATAATGTACGCCAAGAGCCTACAACATCATACACTGTTGCTAATACAACTGTTACCTTACAAGGTTATACTGTTTCTGCGTCTGATGACATCTATGTGCTTTACAATGGCCTAACACAGTTAAGCTCCGTGCCAGCAGATGGATCTGTTTCTGATGCCAAGATAAGCGCAATGTCTGCGTCTAAACTTACTGGTTCCTTGTCTAGCACAATTATGCCAACAGGTTCTGTGCTTCAAGTTGTTAGTCATGTTGAAGATGGTTTGACATATTACACATACGCATCTAACACGGATGAACTTTTGATAGCATCAAATGCAAATGATAGCACAAGTCATGTGTCTGTGAGCATTACGCCATCAGCAACAACATCAAAAATACTTTTACAAGCATCGTTGTTTTATGAGAGTAATAACGTGAATAACCATGAATTGTTGTGGGCATTTCACCGTGATAGCACAAGGTTAGGCGCGGCAACTACAGGAAGCAGACGGGGCGGTATCGCCATCAATGCCGCTGGTTATCCAGCGCAAGATGCAAGCAGCACACCAGATTCTGTAAATATGTTGTTTGTAGATAGCCCATCTTCGACATCTGCAATAACCTATGCTGTCGGTTTTAACGCAAGTCATGCGGCAAATTTGTATCTAAATAGAACAGTAACTGACAACAATGATATCGCACAAGAACGAGGCGTTTGCTGTATTGTTGCAATGGAAATAGCTGGATAGGAATAAAAAAATGCCGTTATCAAAAATAGATACTGCTGCTCTTGCTGCTGATTCTGTAGATGAAACTATTTTAGATTTAGCTGCAAACTTTTCTTTTTCTGGAACAATCAGTGGGGCTGGTGGTGGAAAACTTTTAAATGTTTCACACCATGATAGTAACACAGCAATTTCAGGTAGTGCTATTATTCCACGAGACAATTCCGTTCCTTTACATAGTGAGGGAACACAAGTTATGGCTGCAACTTATGATCCATTAAGTTCTACAAGCACTTTAATTTTTATGGTTCATGTCTACGGCAATGAGAACACTAATCTTGGAGATAGTATCGCATATACTTTGTTTGATGGAACAGCAAATACATTAATTGGTATGGGCTACCAAGATGCCACTAACCATGGCAATGGCAATCAGTGGAATCAGACAAGCTTCAATTGTTCATATTCACCACCAGATGCAAATAGCAGAGTGTATCGCTTAAGAGCTTCAGTAAATCATGGAACATTTGAAAGCATAAATAGTACAACCTACATCAACAATGCCAGATATGGTAGGCGTGTCAAAAATAGCATAACAATTTTTGAGGTAGAGTCATGAGTAGTTTTGCCAAGGCTATGGCTGTGCTTGCACCAAATGCTATTTGGGCAGCAGAGGATAATAAAATTGTAGAATGGCATTCTAAGGACATAGAACAGCCAACAGAAGAAGCTATAGCTGCTAAGGTAAAAGAGTTTGATGATCAAATTCCAATGGATCAGCTAAGAGATAAAAGAAATCGCAGACTAGCAGAAACAGATTATTGGGGATTAAGCGATATGACCATGACAGATGCTCAAAAAAAGTATCGGCAAGATCTGCGAGATATAACTAAAACTGCAACATCACTAGATGATGTAAAATGGCCTACAAAACCATAAGGAGAGGCAGATGCCGTATATCGGAAAATCACCAAGTGTAGGCGGATTTCATAAGCTAGATAATCTTACTGCATCAGCCACAGCAACATATGCACTAACTTTAGGTGGAGGTGCGTTTTTCCCAGAATCACCAAATCAACTTCTTGTTTCTTTAAATGGTGTCATTCAAGCTCCTATAGATTCTTTTACGGTATCGGGAAGTAATATTATTTTTGATTCTGCTCTTACTGGCAGTGATAGTATTGATTTTATTATGGCTTTGGGTGATGTCTTAAATGTAGGCACACCAAGTGATGGATCTGTTTCTGATGCTAAAATAAGCTCAATGTCTGCATCAAAACTTACTGGTGCATTGCCAGCTTTAGATGGGTCAGCTTTAACAGGTATAACCGCAGCAATTAAAAAAATGGAATTGATTCCAATAATTCCAAAAACATTAACAGGAAGTATATCTAACATCCCAAGAGATAATACTCTGCCTCAAATTACGGAGGGTGTTCAAGTTGTTCAATCAAATTACACACCAGCAGCATCATCATCTACAATATTTGTTGATGCATGTTTTTATATAGGCGAGTCTTCAAATGTTGCTAACACATTTGGCGGTGCTTTGTTTTTTAATGATACATGTGTAAATGCAAAGATAGTCATGGGCGCAGGAAATATGGCTCAATGGATAAGATTACAAGCATCATTTTCAAATACAAATGGCAATGCTTTAGATATTGAAGTTCGATGTGATAATAATTCTGCTTTTAGAATTAATGGTTCACATTTAGGTACATCTAGCACTACTTTTGTTACTGCTGCTAGCAGTTGTTTTGGTGGCTCAAATTCAGTCAACCAAACTTTTATTACAGTAACAGAGTTCTAAAGGAGAAGTGATATGGCACTTATACGATTAAACACCAGATCAGCTCCAGCAGACACTTTCGGTGGTGGCAAAATTTTACAAGTTCAATACACTCAGTTTACTGGTACTCCCGATATTGCTGTCGGTGGAGCTACTGAGGTAGAGTTTACTCAGCTTTCCTTAGATATAACACCAGCTGCAACAAGCAGTATAATAAAGCTTGAAGCTCAGGTTATGGGTGAGTTTGCTAATAGAGCCTTAAACTGGAATAGTGGATGGTATTTTAGAAGGAGTGGTACATCATTGCGTGCGCCTGCTGCTGGCAATAGGGGATGCTCTATAGCAACATCATATATTTCACATGAAGCTGACAGTTCCTCTACACCAGAGGGTGTAACATATGGTTATTTTGATACTCCCAATACCACATCACAAATTACATATCGAGTAGCATTTTTTAGTAATACATCTTCGACTTTTAATTTGAATCATACTGCCTCTGATCTTAATACAAACAATTATGAGAGATTAATATCTTTTATAAGTGCAACAGAAATATCTGGCTGATGGCTAAACCAACCCTGCAATCAATTCATGTTGAGCTTGAAAAGCATATCGCTGTGACAGATGAACGCTGGCTTGAAACAATCACGCGGATCAAGCGAGTAGAGCATATCCTTATAGGACAAGCAGCCGCAATCATCCTGCTGTTACTAGCAGACCGCATCTAAATTAGAGACACATCATGGAGCCTATCACCACCGCGCTAGCTGGAGCTGCGCTGCTTAAATCTGCTGTATCTGGACTGAAGAGTGCCATCGGAACAGCCAAAGACATAAATGACATTGCAGGGTTTTTAGATCAGGCGTTTTTAGCAGACAAGCAGCATCAGCAAAAACGCAATGCTGATGCAAAGGTTGGTTCGCTTGATGGGTTTAAAGATGCTGCCAGTTCTGTGATAGAGAACAGGCTTCATGCCGAAATGATGGCAGAAGTTCGGACAATGATTCAGATGCGTTTCGGCGTGGATGCATGGAATGAGATCATCCAGAAGAAAACGGCGGCTGAGCGTGCCGCCAAGGAAGCTGCGAAGGCAGCGGCCAAAGAGAAAGCCAGAAAAGCTGCTGAACTTGAAAGCACGATTAAAAGCGCGGCGATTGCCGGTGCGATTATAGCTGTAGCCGTGACGCTTTTTGTTCTTTTGTTTATGTCGATAGCGAACAGTCAGGCGGAGGTGATTATCCTATGACGCAAAAGAAGCTGCAAAAGCAAAGCAAGTTTGCAGATTATGATGAGGACGGCGATGGCATTGTCAGCGATGAAGAGCTGTCACACATCAAAGCTATAAAAGAGACAGAAACAGAATTGCGGAAGCATCTGGCTCAACTAAGGATGGCTAGATACACACTAGTGTTTATGGGATTGTATGCAGTTTTTTTAGCGTCAC